ATTATTGTCCGTAATCGTTTTGACAATCCCGCATTGACTGGAGGTACTACTCGTAACCAAGGTCCCTCTTATTTCGGTGGTTTCTTATCCGAGGAGGAAAGTGCCACAAGTAGTTCCACCTCAGGTCTCACATACTTACTCAATAATACAACCTTCTCTGGTTGCGCATTAATCAATTCCAGTCGCCAGACCAACTTCGTCTTACGTATTATCACTCGTGATATGGATTCTACCTCCAATATTCGTCCCGATAATGTTTAATTTGACAGTTATTCCCGAACTCACTTTACCAATATTATTTTAAAATAATTTGGTAGAGGGATGCTAAGCACATTAATTTTAGTGCTCATTGTGGTGATTTTTATCGCCACATTTGTCGTACCCATAGCCCGCAAAAAGAGTCAAGAGGGGTTTGCCGATGCTGGCGGTTATCAATCGTACATGGGAGACTATTTATCCCAGCGCAAAGGGATGATTGACGATGGTAAACGAGTTTACAACAACCTTGGTGCCAGTTTGGATCCAATTTTACCATCGTTTGCCGTAGCACCCGCAGATATTGATAATAACTCTAAACTTACTATTCAAGATTACTTAAAACAGTTCAATAAACTTACAGATTCTGCCAATCAATCTTTGACGCAAAGTTTAGGCAATCCAGACATTGCCCCTTCCTCCTCTTCGCCTACAAACATGGGACCAGTACCCAGTGGAGTAAAAGCACAATTACCACCACCTAACGACTTATTAGTCAAGGCACGTCAATGTGAAGCGGATCTCAAAGGACGCGCAAGCTGCTCAAAATTAAACGACCCGACCTACGCCAGTTGTGGTATCTGTATTGATGGAGGTACACGATTCAGCGGTGCCGATGCGAACACTTTTATCGGTGGATTACTATCATTAGTCGCTGAGCGTAATGACGCAGTTGATGCGGCCGCAGGTGGAACACCCATCTTTCAACCCACAGTCGGTAAATGCCCACCTGGTATGTTCTACGTAGACGCCGATTCTTGTACCAAGGCAGTGAACCAACTCAACTGTAAAGAGATCGGCGACACCGGTGGCTTTCAGGGCGGTAAGACGCACGAAGGACTTCAAATACCCCAGGTCTCTTGTGCGCAGGCACCAGTACAAAACGTCTATTTATACCAGCCGGCTAACGAACCATACAATGTCACTTTACGCTTTTTGACCCCTTTCGGTACCGGTATAACCAAAGCTGTCGTCACCCACGTTGCAACAAACCGTACCTTTGTAGCAGACAATGGCGGCCAGCCTGGTCGTGAATTTACATTAGAAATCCGTGGAGTGAGAGAGCAGGACGCTGTAAATGTTATGATAGTCCAAGAGGAACCTCATCGTCCTAATGGAAAACCCGAAGTGTTCCAAGTTGTAGAATTAGATTCTAACGGTGGATTGAAACAGATAACCGACCAGTCGTATGCTAAGAGTATATGTACTCGTATTGGTACCAATCTTGCTACAAAGGCACAGGTTTCCGCTGCTAACAATGCCGGCTTACAGACACCTCAGTGTGGTACAGTCAGTGATAGTACTACACCAGTCTACTCGGTACAGAGTGGTTACCAAGGATTTGTTGGTGTCGGTTCCCACGCCTCCAGTGATTTCTGTAATGCTCAAAATGTGTCCGTAGGTCCATGGTGCTACGGTTTCAAGCCTAAAAAATCCATCAATCCATCAATCCAAACATATATACGAAACTTTTTTGAATCGTTCGGTACTAACGCTCAGCCCGCTCAAGGTGCCAGCATCTACAGTCAATACGCCGACCCTGAAAGTAACGATCCACCTGGCACCTCCGAGCGTGCTGTTCTAATCCAATGGGAAATGTCTGGTTCAAATAATCGTACCGTTTCTTTCCAGCCAACCATCACAAAAGTCAACGGTTACATTCTAAAGTCCACAACTCCTGGTGGTCCACAGTACCCAGATGCTATTCGTCTCTTAGGACCTTTTGCTGATAGTTATAGCATTAAGGGTCCTGCCTGGAATTCTAACATGACTATGCAGAAGAATCAATTCTGGTTTTGGAGCGCTCAGGCTACATCACAAACCGCAGTATTCACTGCTATGGTTCCAGGTTACTTACAAGACCCATACTACTCTGACGATTTACAGAACGCTCCAATCGGTCCTCTCATCACCAATCCTAACACCTCGGTTCTCCTACAGACCTCGCCCTGTTTCGCCGACGGCCAGACCCCTGGTAACTACAGCGCCGCCTGTTTACTCTCACTCTTTGAGGGTGCCGGTGGTGATCCAGCGAAGGGTACTCTTGCGACTGAAAATGGTGGTCTCAGCCAACTTAACAAATACGGCGACCTCGGCGCAATTGATGAATATGTCAACGATTTGTATGTTATGGCGACATCTGGTAAGGATTCCAACGGTAATCTTGTCAGCTTGGATATGGATACTCGTATCGCCGCTATGAACGATGCCGCAATGAAGTTATTCGGCTTCAAGATTACCAATCCTTGCGAAGATTTGGTAGACAATGCTGACGGTTCAGTCGGTCTTGTACCAAAACCTATGGGAAATGTAACCGCCGACTGCTTACAATACTTATGGCTCAATAACGAAGATGATGGCGACCGTTCAGGCACTTCAAACGGCTTAATGTACAGTAATACCTACACAAGTATCGCCGATAGATTCAGTGGTCTCCGCTACAATGAAAGCACACCAAAACGCCGTAGCCAATACCCCTTCCAAGCCTGTCAGTTGACCGGTTCAATGGCACCAATCAAGAATGGAGTACCAGACCAGACTGTCATCGGCCAACTCACCAGTATGGCAAGTTTACAGGCAGTTCAGGACTTTTTCAACAACATCCAGAAAACCGCCAACTACGGCAAGGACCAGAAGGCGCAGGCAGTTGCTATCCAGCAATGCTACGGCATTAACCAGGCCAAGAACAAGGCACTCGGTTACGGTTGTACATTGATTATGCCACCAGGAGTTGTCCCAGGTGTAACTTGCTACGTAAACCTCGGTGACCCAACTGAAGTAACTAACTACTTAACCTATTCAAACGGTGCCGCCTTCTTCGGTGGTGTCCAAAACAGTCCTAATATCACCTTCAAATTGGCACCACCCAACAACGGACAAGCAGGTTGTATCAGTTTCAAAACAACTGACCCCTCACCTCTATTCCTACGTCATTCTGGATTCCGTATTTGGGCCCAATCCAACGACGGTTCTAGCTTATTTGCCGCCGATTCTACTTGGAAGGTTGTTGGTTCTCTCAATAATAACTCCACCATGGTGTCGTTCCAATCGGTCAATTATCCAGACCACTATTTCAGTCGCTCAGGAGGACCCAATGAAGTATGGTCAACAATCTATTCAGGCACAGCAGCCGATGCCGACCTCAAATCATTCACGATTATTGGCGTTCCTGCCGTCGCTACTCCAGTATTAGGTGTCAAAGCCCGATATGTAGAAGTTGATGTAAGTGATATGGTAGACGCAGGTCAAAAATATATACAAATAGCACAACTTCAAGTGTTTGATAGCACTGGTACTAATGTTGCGCTTCGTAAACCTACAAATCAAAGTACTCCAACGTGGAGTGAGAACAGAGATGGAGATAGTCCTGATAAGGCGGTAGATGGTACAGCAAGTCCACGCCCATATCCAAATATGTATCACTCAGGAAGTTCTTCTAATGGACCTATACCAAATGCGTTTTTTATGGTTGATTTACAGGACGATTACGATATTGTAAAGGTAGTCTACTACAATCGTACCGACTGCTGCTCGGACAGAGCACGAGGTATGAAACTCAAACTCCTTGATGCGAATCGTAATGTGGTCGCAACAAAGGTCTTCCCCAACGGTGATCCAGTTATTACTTTTGACTTTACAAATACTAACCAAGCTAGTTCACCACTTTCCAAATATAAGTTGTATTCAGGCAGCGATTCTGCTGGATTAGATATCGCCTGTTTTACAGCAGGTAGTGTTGATGAAGTACTCGGTAGATGTGAATCAGATTCAAAGTGTGTTGGTTTTATTACTGCCACAAATAATCAAAATCAAATAGGATTAGGTTGCACAAAGTATGGTATTAACAACAATGGTATATCCACAAGATATGCTCCAAATGCAACCTGGAAAACTGTTGATTCTTATATCAAGACCCAAGGTCAAGGAAATTGTTCTCCACCATCAAATGTTCCCAGCGGAACCTTCTCAGGTGATTGGATTGCTGGCGCACCCAGTGCTACATCAGTAAATGTAGACGACCAGTGTAATACAGTCGCTATGTTCCATTCCCCAGACAATTATGTGAAGATGGTAAATAATAAGGGAGTTGCTAAATATTTCAGCGGTGATGTAAGTCAATACGCTCCTTCAAGTTGGGGTACATACAATAGTGCGCAGGGACACTACTTCTTTAACGGATTCTAAGGTGATGGCCTGAACTTCTAACAATAATTAAATGATGTCGTTGGTTTAACGCCTCATTCAATTATTTGGGACGATTAATTAGAGTAGATGATATTAGGGACCATAATTGTTATCCTTCTTATCGTTGTGTTTATCTTTACATTTGTTATACCTATTGCCTCTGCGAAGGCGGCCGTTGGGCGCACCGAAGGATTTCAAGTGAGCATGAGTAATTATTTGACTGAACGCCAAAGAATGGATAGCACTGGCAAACAATTATATAACGAACTCGGTGTAAGCTTGGATCCAACATTGCCCTCATTCCCAGTCACAGGGGTACAGTACGACCCTAAACTATCGGTCCAACAATACACCGATAAATTTAATAAAACTGTTGATGATGCCAATAAAAATATCACAATTGCCCTACAATCCCCCGATGCTACTCCATCCATGTCATCGCCCACAAATTTAGCCCTAAAAGCGACGAATGTAACGCCTCAGTTGCCACCTGCTAACGACTTGTATATTACGGCACTACGTTGTCAAGCGGTTCTCAATAAACGCGCCGACTGTTCCAAACTAGACGACCCCGATAACGCCCTCTGTGGTATTTGTATCAAGGGTGGAACCAAAATAGACGGAAGTAGTCCTAATACATTTATTGGAGGATTATTATCGCTCATTCGCGACCGTAATGACGCGATTGATGCCGCTGCTGGTGGAACTCCTATCTTTCAACCATCACTCGGTAAGTGTCCTCCCGGTATGTTTTATGTAGATTCTGCCTCCTGTACCAAAGCAGTCAATCAACTCAACTGTAAAGAGATTGGTGATACCGGCGGCTTCACCGGCGGTCAAACGATTGAAGGAAACAAAATGCCTCAGGTTTCTTGCGTCCAAGCGCCTATCGCCGGCAGCGATGTTTTCTTATATGCTGACCCCGCAGCTAAAAGTTATCCAGTCGTACTTCGTGTAATTTCACCATTTGGAACCGGTATAACCAAGATAGTTGTAACCCATCAGCAGAGCGGAAAGACTTATAGTGCCGACAATGGAGGCAATCCAGGTCAGGAATTTACTCTCACCTTGCCATCCGTCCAGGAAGACGACACAGTGACTGTATTAGTCGCCCAGGAAACGGCAAATCGTACAAGTGGTGGCGGTAGTACCTACCCAGAAGTGTTCCAGACTACAGAAGTTGTTAATGGAAATTCCAAAACATACAGTGTTGATGACGGAAAGGCGTTATGTAAGCGACTCGGTGCCAATTTGGCAACCTCCGTTCAACTCAAAAATGCGCTTGATAATGGAATTCAATCGGCGAACTGTGGTATTGTAGCAGATCAATCAAATTCTATGTACGCCTCACAAACCGGCTCATCTACATTTAAATACATTCCTATCGGTGGTGCTCCTGGATACGGTGGGTGTGGAACTGGCAGTGCTAATGCGGTATGGTGCTACGGTCCTAAACCGGCCGCAGATTTAACGAATCC